TTCGTGGGCCTGTTCGAGGCGTTCGGCCCGTGCCGCTTCGCAGGGTGGGCCGAGGGCGGAGAAGCGTATCAGTGGCATGGGTTCACCTACACCTACGCGCCCGGTGAACCGATGGGTCAGCACCTCACTTACCCCTACATCCGTTGCCTGGCAACGGAAGAAAGCCAGACCGGCAACACCTACGACGTGATCCACTTCAATCTCACCGAAGGCCCGCTCGGCGAGGATCTGCCCAACGACGCCGCCGGGCTGACGCGAGTGCTGCTGCCCGGCGGCGGGGAGATCGTCCCGTCCACCGCCAGTTCGTCGGCGAAGGACGGCGGTAAGGAATCACTCGCCATCTTCGACGAACCGCACCTCTACATCACCCCGGAGCTGCGGCTGATGTTCAAGACTGTGGACCGCAACCTGCGCAAGCGCCGCGACGCTCAGCCGTGGGCGCTGCTGACCTCCACGATGTACCAGTCCGGTGAGGAATCGGTCCTGGAAGCGCTCGACCGGCAGGCGAAAGCCATCCGGGAAGGCCGCACTCGCTCGGCTCGACTGCTGTGGGACCACCGCGAAGCACCCGCGACCGTGGACCTGACCGACATGGACGCGATGGTGGCGGCGCTGCGCGAGGTCTACGGCCCGGCCGCCGACTGGATTGACCTGCGCGGCATCGTCGACAACGAGTTCTGGGACCTCACGAAAGCGGTGGAGGAGTCGCGCCGCTACTTCTTCAACCAGCGCAGCTCGGCCGCTACAGCCTGGGTAACCGGCCCAGAATGGGACGGCTGCCACGACCCCGAGCGTGCCGCACTGGTTGATGGTGACACGGTGGTGATGTTCTTCGACGGCAGCAAGAACGACGACGCGACCGGCCTTCTGGCCGTGCGCATGTCCGACGGACACGCCGCCGTGCTGCACTGCCAGGAAAAGCCCGAGGGCTCCGCCGGGAACGGCTGGGAAGTAGATCGCGCCGCCGCAGACCTCGCGGTGCGCACCGCATTCGACCGGTTCGACGTCGTCGGTTTCTTCGCCGATGTCCGCGAGTTTGAGTCCTACGTGGACACATGGGGCTGGGAGTTCGGGGACCGGCTCTTGATCGACGCCACGACGGGCCGCAACCGGCACGCCGTCGCGTTCGATATGCGCGCCAAGGTCCCGGAGTTCACCCCGGCCGTGGGCCGCGCGCTGGCCGAAATTCGACAACACGCGGTTACTCACGACGGGGACGCCCGTTTGAAACGGCATGTGCTCAACGCTCGCCGGAGCTCGACCCGCTACGGCGTGCTCATCCGCAAGGAATCCCGAGACTCGCCACTGAAAATCGACCTGGCAGTGTGCCTGGTCGGTGCTCGCCATGTCCGTCGACTTGTTCTTGCTTCACCCGCGTGGGAGAAACGTAACCGCAAACGAACCGGGCGACTGCGTGTGTTCACGTGACCGCCCTCGTCGCAGTATGCAACAGAATTCTAGTCAGGTCTTCCGGCGAGGCCGAAATCTCTGCTTCCGACCAGGTTCAACGCGCCTCAGTAGCTCTTGTTGCTGACGCTTTAAAGAAAGAAATGTGGTTGAGATATATTCCCTAAAATCAACTGGGAAAGCTATTTTAGAGATGATGACAACCTCGTCACCTTGCCTCCATTTATTGACGATCACTTCATACGTCGAAGTGTGTGCACAAAACTCTGAAAGCACCTCGGGCATTTTGTCTCCGACGAGTAGATGCGAACGACTGACTATGATTTCGTACATCCTCCGATTCGCTGGCATAAACACGTTGCTCATCCAGTAGATCCACTCGCGCCGCTCTATATCAGTGAACTCAAAATTCCACGACGCTCTGTCCAGTGTATCTATCTGCCTATTAAACTCGATCCACGCCACGCCGGACGCCTCACTGATCGAGTACAGTGGTCCGTAGAAGTCCCCCAATTGCGCGTTAATCCACTTTAGTCGCTCTTGGGTTACATGTAGCCGCGAATTATTGTAGTAAGTCAGTAGCGCGGCAATTATGACCGCGCATATGGTGACACTTGGAGCGAGCCACGAGCTAATCATTCACCACACCTGCCTCAAATCACCCGTCGAAGACTCTCTCTATCCGGTCGCTTGATCACTGAATCTCGTTACAGAATTGTGCTGACGGCCCACAGTGTCCGCCCGCTGAGCCCACATCTAGCCAACCTGAATTTGTCAAAGCCACACGGTACGACCGACGGGCTGATAGGGGGCTTAATATGCCGCTTTTACCCGCCGAGACGGTCGATATAGCGCACCGCATCGAAGCTGTCTGGCCGGACCAGGCCCGCAATAACCGAATTCACCGCTACGTCCAAGGCGACCACGACCTACCGTTCGCGCCTCGTTCGGCCCGTGCCGCGTATCGGTGGTTGCTGGATCGGTCGCGGACGAACTGGTGCCGCCTGCTCATGCAGCTTCTGGCGCAAAACCTGTTCGTCGACGGCTACCGCGCACTCGGCGACGACCAGGCCGACGAGCCGCTCGGCTGGTCGCACTGGCAGCTCAACGGCCTGGCGCGACGCCAGGCCGCGGTGCACCGCGCGACCCTGAAATACGGGTGGTCGTACACCACCGTCCTGCCCGGCGATACCGGCCCGGTGATTCGGGGTGTGTCACCACGGAACATGACGGCGGTCTATGCCGATGAGTCGGACCACTGGCCGATCTACGCCCTGCACCGACAAAGCTCGTGGACTCCGGACGGGCCGCGCCAGGTGTACCGGCTCTTTGACGACCACGCTGTCTACACCCTCGCCGAGAACGACCCCGGCCGGGGACCGTCCTACCTCGACCATGCCGAGCATGGCCTTGGGGTGTGCCCGGTGGTGCGGTTTCTCGACGAGGACGACCTCGACGCCGACAGCCCTGGCGTCGTCGCCCCCGTGCTCGATATTCAGGACCGGCTGAACTACCAGACGTTCCTGCTGATGACGACCGGGGAGCACGGTGCGCACCGGCAGCGCTGGGCCGCTGGGCTGGAGCTCGACGACGACGAGGAACCGCCGATCGGCCCAGACCGGCTACTGCACTCCGACTCGCCGGAGACGCGGTTCGGGACGTTCGACTCCACCGACATGACCGGCTACGTGGCGGTCCTGGAACAGATCCTGCGGCACCTCGCCGCGATCACCCAGACCCCCGCGTGGGCGTTGCACGGGTCGCTGGCCAACCTCGCCGCCGACACGATCGACGCCGCCGACGCCGGACTACAGCGCAAGGTCGGCGAACGGAAGACGTCCTACGGGGAATCGTGGCAGCAGACGCTGCGACTCTCGTGCCTCGCCGCCGGGGATGAAGGCGGGTGGCTCGACACCACGGCCGTGGTCCGCTGGCGCGACACCTCCACCCGCTCGCTGGCCGCTGTGGTCGACGCGTGGGGCAAGGCCGTGCAGATGCTCGACGTCCCCGCCCGCGCGACCTGGGAACGACTCCCGGGCGTGACTGATCAGGACGTGCGCCGCTGGGAGCAACTGCCCGCCGCTGTCGACGGGCACGCGCTGCTTGCCGACACCCTCGCCCGCGCCACCACGGACCCCAGCGGGAGGTGACCCGGTGGCCAGCACCCCGGCCGGGCGGGCGGCCACGACCGCTCACCGGCTCGCCCAAGGCCGCATAGCCGCGCGGGTCGTGGCCGAAGTCCTCGGGGCCTGGCAGTCCCTCGACCCGCTGCGGCTGACCGATCAGACCTGGACCGGGCCGATCCTGGCCGCGCTGACGCGGCACCGGGCCGACTCGGCCGAGCTGGCCGCGAACTACTACCACGACTACCGCCAGGCCGAGGTCACCGCGGGCCCGGCGTTCTCGCCGCGCCCTGGTTCGGCCGGCACTTCGGACAGCTGGCGGGACCGTGCGCTCACGTCCCTGCGGGTCACCGGTACCCGGGTGGTGGCGCGGCTGCTGCTCGTCGGCTGGGCCCCAGCGGCGGCACTCGACTGGGCCGGGCCCGGGGTCGCGGCGGCCAGCTCCCGGCACGCACTCGCGGCCGGACGCGACGTGGTGCACACCGCGTTGCGGGCCGATCCGGCCGGACGTGGGTGGCTTCGCGTGACTGACGCCGATCCGTGCTGGTTCTGCGCGATGCTCGCCAGCCGCGGAGCGGTCTACCTCACCCAGCGCTCCGCCAGCACCAGGGGCGGCACCGACGAGCCTTTCCACGACGGATGCGGCTGCCAAACCGAACCGGTGTTCCGCACCGCCGTACTCCCCGAACCCTCCCAGCGGTTCGCCGCCATGTGGGAGACCTCCACCAAGGGCCTGTCCGGCAAGGACGCCCGCAACGCTTTCCGTCGCGCTCACGAAGCCGCCCAGCGCGGCACACCAGCGCCCACAGACCGGCCGCCCGCCCGGATTCCCAGGACAGCCCCGAACAGCACACCCCGACTGTCCCGGTGAGAAACCGGGCGGGTGGCCTCCCCACCCGCCACCGTCCCGATCCTTGGAGGTCCCGCAGTGCCCGAAGCTCCCTCGGCCGAGACCGGCCAGCCCACCGAAACCCTCGCAACACCTCCCGTTGCTGCGGCGCCTGTCTCGCCGGTCATCCCGCAGCCGGCACCGGCGATCGAACCGGCCGCCGAGCCCGCCGAACTGGCGACCCTGCGCGAACAGGCCCAGACACTCACCGACCAGGCCCAAGCCGCCCAGCAGCGCGCCGAGGCCGCCGAACTCGACCTCGCCCGGCTGACCGTGATCCGCACGGCCCAGCTCCCGGACACCCTCGCCGACCGGCTCCGGGGCGGCACCACCGACGAACTCACCGCCGACGCCACCGCACTGGCCGAGATCATCACCGGCCTGATCACCGCCGCCACGCCGGCCGCGCGCACTCCGGCCGGGCGTCCACCGGTAGAAGCGCTACGGCCCGCAGCCAGTGCCCGCCCCGAGCCGGTAGAGGACACGCCAGAGCAGATCAGCCGCCTGGTCTGGGGCAAGTAGTCCCGCTTCCTTCCGTTCCGCGTCAACAACTTTGGAGAATCGCACCCGCCTATGGCCAACAAGTTCCTCACCCCGAAGCAGATCGCGTCCGCTTCCCTCGCGGCGCTGACCCAGCAGACCGTCCTGGCCGGGACCACCTGGCGCGACGCCGAAGCCGACTTCCAGGGCAAGCAAGGCGACACCATCACCATCCGCACCGATACCGTCGTCGGCACAGTGCGCACGTTCAACCGGGCCGACAACAAGCCCATCGTGATCGACGACGTCGAAGAGAAGTCCGTCGACATCAAGATCGACACCTACCTGTACAAGGGAATCAACCTCCCTGACGAGCAACTCACGTTGCAGGTCAAGGACTTCACCAAACAGATCGCCACCCCGCAGGCCAAGAGCGTCGCTATCGGGTTGGAAACGATGGTCGCCGGGCAGATGAACGCCCTTCCCTCGACCGTCACCGTGAAGGGCGACGGGACCGACATCCACACCCAGATGATCCGGGCCCGCGCACTGCTGAACAAGGCGGGCGTGCCGTTCGAGGACCGATGGTTCGCCGTGTCCTCGGACCTGGAATCGATGCTGCTCAACGATCCGCAGAAGCGCCTGGTGCCGGTCGACGCTTCCGGGTCGCCGCAGGCGCTGCGTGAGGCGATCATCGGCCGCCTCTACGGCTTCACCGTCCTGCCGAGCAACTACCTGGCCGACGGCTCCGGCGTTGCG